CTCCATGACGCTGCGCAGCTCGTCACCACGAATGGCTCCGGATGCGAGACCCTGCCCGAGCTGAAGGATACCGGCCGAGGCTTCGGCAGCGGTCGCGCCTGAGATCGCGATGGCCTGCGAGACTGCCTCAGTGAATCCCAGCGTCTCACGCTGAGACACGCCCAGCTCAGTGACCGAGCGGGCGACCCTACTGTATAGATCAACAGTGCCTTCATAGGAGCCGCGCGTCCGTTGAGCGACGGCGAACAATTCTTCCGTGATATCGGCGAGGTTTTCAGTGCCGGTCGTGACCAGCCTGAGCTTGTTCTGAAGGTCCTGATAGGTGGAGGCGGCTTGTACTACTTCGCGGACGGCAAGTGACGCAGCAACGGCTTTCAGGGCCGTAGCGAGGCCGCTGGACGACTTCTTTACGTCCTTTTGCTTTTTCTCGATCCCTCGGAGCGAATTTTCAACGGACTTACCGCCGCGCTTTGCCCCCGACGGGTCGATCGTCACTACTATCCGGAAGTCCGTCATGCTTTGCCCACCATGTTCTCAGTACAGCGTCCAGTTCCAATACTACCGTCTTGAGGTCATCGACTGGTATCCCTAAATGCGTTGCGTAGTCCTTCAATGCGGTCCATTTGATCGGACCCCGTGGCTGGTTTCGTTCCGACGTGAGGTCAATGAACGCGGACCAGTATATCCGGTATTCGTCCTTGAGATCAGGAGCGTCTTTCAGTCGCCCCGGCAATTCTTTGACCCCGCGCTCCTTCAGTGCCGCCTTGATCTCATCCTGCCGAGGGCCTACACCGTCCAGATAGAACTCAAGAAACGCGGTCAGGCTTTTACAGCTTCCTTCGCCGCAGACTTGCGGTAATTCGTCCAGCCGCGCGCCGCCTGCTCAACCGCTTTGCGCAACTTCGGAAGTTTCCGCAGTAGCTCAGCGGCCTTCTTTTTGGTGAACTTGATCGGCACGTCCTTGCCGTCCTTCTCCTCGAACAGCTCCCAGTCCGTGAGAATCGTTTCGACCATGACGTCGATCATCCGATCCGTCTGGTCATCGTCACTGACTTCGCCCTTGTCGGCGCGCAGCTTTGAGAACAGGACGCCAGTATCAGCAAGAGCCTTGCGGTATTCGACGTTCAGGTCAGGGTCGGAGGGTCGGACACGGACTGCGCCGATCTTGTTTCCCATGAGCATCAGGTCAGCCCAGATGCCTTTGTTGACAGCATTGCCGTCCATTTCGTATGCGGAGAAAATATCCATACAGATATCCTTATGTGAAGGTAGTTTTGTCCAAAAGAGCCGCCCCGCCGAAGCGGGGACAGCCGGAGATTAACAGATCACGGAGCCTTTAGGCTGCGAACGTGAACCGCTGGTAGGCAAGTGTGTATCCGAGTACGGGGTCAATCAAGCCCTGATAGGCAAGCGGGAGAACCACGTCGGCATTCTTTCCGGGGACCTGCGGAGCGCCCTGCGTAAACTTGATGCGCGGTACGTGGGTCAGGAGCGCCCTGCCATCGTTGCCGACCATTACAAAGTCCAGCGAGGTCTCAGTGCCATTCAGGACGTCATTGTAAAGCGTCAGGTCACTGAAGTAGGTCTCAAGCGCGCCCGAGACTCCGAACTCACCGAGGCCGATTCCGCATGCTCCGAATACGCCGACCGCATTCTGACGGCGCATGTTGTTGTTGATCTCAACTGAGGCATTCAGGACGCAGTTGATACCGCCCTGTCCTACCTTGTTCCCGCCTCGCGCAAGTCGTCCGACGTTGCTTGACGTGTTGTAAACGTCAAACGCCGGAGCCGGGTTGTAGGTCGGAAGGCCTGACGTGTACAGCTCAGTGATATCGCCATCGTTCCGAGCGCGGGCCGTGGTGCCGAAAAAGCCGACGGTTCCGGTCGCGATCGACTGCGGAGCCAAGTCCATGCTGAGCGTGTTGACGCCCATTTGCAGGAATAGCTCACGGGAGATCGGCGAGTGGTCATTGAAGCTGCGCTCAACTTGGAACTGTCGAGCTGACAGGGCGACCGGGCTGGACGGGTTCGCCAGCACGTCAGCGAAAAATACCAGCACGTCATCGCCGGTGCCGGGGTCAGTCTGCCAGTCAGCCGGGACGTCAAGGACCAGCGTTCCAGCAGCAACGGTCGTGATCTCAATGAACACGTCATTGGTAGCTGCGACGCCTGCGTCCGATCCGAGAATCCGAATGAAGTGGCCCGGTGCGAGCGGCTTCGATACTCCGCGCCAGTCATCAGCCAGAACAGTACCCGTGGAAGTGATTCCCGTTGAAGTGAAAGCAATGTCGCCAGTCGCGCCGACGAATCCAACCACCTTCAGGACGGTATTGGCATCAGCCTCAAAGGCTGCGGAGATTGCCGTTGCGTTTGCGTGACTTGAGTCGTAGGAGGCGATAGCAAGCGGGGTCACAGCGACGGTCGTGTCCAGCGTGACGGTGCCGACTTCATACAGTCCTGAAGTCTGGTTTTCGCCGGCCGGGGAAACTGAAGGGTCGATCAGCTTGACGATCTGTCCGGTGACAAAGCCGGCAGTCGTTGACATGGGGATCGTGCCTGCGCCGAATGCTCCGGCGTCTGGCGTGTCTGAATGCGTGTTGTCCCACGTACCCAGCAATGCGGATTCCAGCATGGCATCAGCCGCGCCGTAGCTCCATTCAATGCCTACATCGCCGCCGGCTTCCGCGCCGATCGGTATGAGGTCTGAGTTCTGGCGATCGTCGCGCAGCTCATTGGATACTTCGGTCAGTGGGTTGAACGCAAGATTCGGCGTTCCCGTGATGCGAAGTTTATCAAGAGCGGTCAAAGCCGACGGGAAGGTGGAACCTCCTGATCGGGCAATTGCGACGCCGACGCGATTTGTGTCTGACATTAGCGAATCCTCCTACGGACTGACGCAGTATAGATCAGTGAAGTCAGGTGCGTAAAGCGTCGTATTCCAGCGTCACGATAACGGACGACTGGTAATACCCGCTGAACACGCCGATTTCATTGAATCCGGGGTCTCTGGGCCTGAAGCCGGGAATGTCCAGCGTTTCGACCCAAGCCAGCACAACCTCAGCCAGTTCGTCCGATCGCCTCTGTCCCGCGCCTTCTGGCGTCCAGATGTTAATTGTCAGAATCATCGTGCGGCGGTATAGCTCGTTCCCGAGCGCGCCAATTGTCCCTGATACATGGGCTGAGCTGACATGAACGAACTCAGTTCCCTGCGTTTTGAAGTCGATATTGTCCCAGACCAGTGAGACCTCCGACTGTGACGTTGAAAGCCAATAGGTCAGGAACGACTGATAGATCAGCTCCCGTGCCTCGCGTGGTGTTCTTGATGTGGCCATTAAATCGTAATCCTTGAGCGGCCGAGCGAGCTTATCGCTCCCTTGATGGCGCGGTCAACAAAACCCGGAGCCTGTTGCGGCGACCAGCCCTGATTCAGCCGGCCGATATACGGCGCATTGTTTGAGAAAACGATGCTGTCATTGAGCGTCGCCTTCCCGATCGTGCCGACGCCGCGCGCAATAGTCGCAGCGCCGCCGGGATCAATGCCCGGAATGTCAATCGTTACCTCCTGATTCAGCCTTGTCTGCCATGAAAAGCGCGCGTGTCCGGGCTGGTATGAAGGCGGCGGCGGGCTGACCCACGTGGACGGCATACCGACCGGCGTATTCAGGACCAGCGTTCCAATCATCTGCTCACCGAGGCGCTGGTGAACCTTCTCACCCACTTGGTCATTGAGCATTCGCATAATGACGCGCCTGTCAAATTCGCGGGTAGCCATTAGGAACGGACTTGCAGCTTCCAGAGATATTCGATCGTTCCCGGCTGTATCAGGTCGGCGCTGAGAATGCGCCATTTGCGGGTGCCGTCAACGATCGTGTCCTCAGTACCGATCCCGGTTGTGGACTTGGCGGCAATCAGGCATTGCATGTCGCCGGCCTGAATGACGGTGCCGTCTACCTGCTGACCCTTGTAGTTCACGAACACGGCCTGAACCGTTTCGCTCACGCCCTCAGTAGCAGCGCCGTCCCACGGTTTCGCCGGGTCGCCCAGCACATCAGACTTCCGCAGCAAAGCAGCGGAGCGCCCGAATTTGTTGATGAGCTTGACGGCTGTATCTTCAAGTGCCATGTCACGCCCTCATCAAATCGAACTGACCACCGCCTGTCACAAGGTTTTTGAGCATGTTGTCGGCCATCGGGTAAGTCCGGAAGGTTGCCGGCGAGATTTTGTCGGAGAACTTGGTTGTCTCAAGCAGCACGTCCACCTTCTCCGTTTTCTCAATGACGGGCCGGTTCGAGGCATCGTACTCAGGGTTCAGGATAAGCCCGCCGCCATTGGTGTGAATGTAGGCGTACTCAATCTGGGCCTCCTTGACCTCACGCGGAATCTCCGTGGAGTCGTAGTAGTAGCCGCTCTTTTTCGTGGCTTCCCGACGTGGCCAGTCAGCGGACATATCCTCATACGCCGCAATGCCGATCCACTTGTCCGACCAGCGCGCAAACATATAGACGAAAGCCGTGACCAGCGCGGCCTGCTTCCCGCCGTTGCCGCCGTCAGCCCATGCGCCAGCCTTGCGGCCCGTGTTCTCAAGGTATTGATCGGCCTCAGCCACGGTCGCGTAGCTGTTCGCGTTGAACAGTCCGGTGCCGTTTTCGACTATGAATTGAATCGCCATTACGTCACCCCGATTTGCTGGTCAATACTGATCTTGCCGCCGGGATCGAGAATCGTGTCACGCTGGCCGGCTGCGTTGATGCCGGACACGTCGTAGAAGGCTTTGCCGATCGCATATCCCTCAGACGTTGCGCGCCGCGCAGTCTCGTCAGCGCCAGACGGTATGAAGGCGACGCGGCCGTCCGTGCCGTCAGTGACAAAGCTCCCCGGCATGGCGTCAATGAGATTCGCGCCCGGTGTCTCCGGCGCCGCTTCCGGGTCGATCGCCAGCGTCAGGATCGTGTAGCCAGACACGTCAAGATCAACTCCCGCAGCGGTTGTGAAGTGCAGGATGATCGGCTTCGTGTCGCCGCGAACGTACTGTAAATCCGGACCCTTGCTCATGGACATTCCACCTCTGCTGTGACTTCGCTTTCGACTGTGGCTGTGATCTCATCGGCCTCAACCGTTGCCAGCACTTCGTCATTCTCTACTTCCGCCTGATATTCTGACACGACCATCACCCTCACGTCTGCCGCTGCGACGATAGTAGCACCGCTGAGGTCAATTGACCCAGACGCTCCGAAAATTATTAAGCCTTGAATGTACTTCATTCTGCGATCAACACGTCGTCAGGAACAACCGAGCCGACGACCAGTTTCGGCGGGATAATGTCAGTAGTCGTTCCCCGGAAATACATGTGAAGCAGGCCCGTGGACTTGTCGTAGAAGTCGTCAGACTGACTCAGTGCGTCGAGGCGGGCCAAAGCCGCCGCCTCAGCGGTAGTGAGACCAGATACTCCCGTTTCCACGATGACGGCGCTCACGTCGCCTGTGCGCACGATCTGAGTCGCAAACGACGGCAGGACCGGGGAGATCGGAATGTCATTCTCGTCAACGGCGAGCAGGTTGCCGTCAAGAATGTCCATTTGCTCAACAACAAACAGGCCGTAAGCATCGCCGGGGCTGAACTGATTCGTGATGCCGCCGCCGAGGCTGAAGGTGCGAATCTCGGTTTCCGAAACAATGTTGCGGACACTACCTACGGACTGGTCATCGAAGTTCACGACAAAGGTTCCGCGGACAATGCCATTCGTCACGAAGGTCGCAAGGCTGTCAATGAGAATCAGGCCAGTTGAGCCGCCCGAGGCCGTGCCGGTGCCATTCGGTGTGAGCCGGCCGGCGAATTGAATCTGCGCGTTGTTGAGCGTCGCCGTGATGCCGGTCAGCTTGCCGGCTGAGATTGTCGACTTACCGGCGGCGTCAATGAGCTTCGGTTCAGACTGGCCGCGCCACTCATCTTCGAGGTCGCGGCAGGTATCAAGCAAGTCCTGAAGGGTTAGCTCTTGAGAAGGCTCCGCGATCCGAATGATGCGCGGAGAGATATCCCAGTCAACAGTGATATCGGCGCGGACTGTCATTGACCGCGACCGTTATTCGTCAGGTAGAGCAGCAAGCTCCTGATCGCGAAGGCAGCAGAGCGCAATGTAACCAGTGAATTCGGAGATAGTCGCCTGCTCTTTTTGAATGCATTCAGTGAACCGTTGAATGTTTGCATGCGCTTCCTTCACGGCCGCTTCCATTGATGCGACGTTATAAGGCGGATACTTGTCCTTGATGGCCCTTCGCGCCTTTTGTGCCTCAGTCAGTTCGAGCTGTACCCGTGCCTCCATTCGCTGTCTGACGTTGAGTTCCGCGATCGGCTTGCCGCCGATGCGGATAGACTCAATGCCCGTTTGCCCTATGTTTCCAGTCATCAAATTCCCCGTTACGTTGCGATAGTGTCCGGCTGACGAATTGCGCTCGCTGCCAGCCCCGTATCTGTAACGGTAGCATTCTGAGTGAAGGGAAGTATAGTGCCGCCGCGTCGCACGTTGATGACCACGCCGAAGTTTGAGGCCGGGGTCTTGACGAGCGTGTTCGAGGCAACCGTGCTTGACGCAACGCGGAAGATCAGCGGCGTGAACATATTGTCCGAGCTGTCGTAGTTCTTGATAAGCCGGTTGATCTCATACGTGTCGCCCGTATCCCAGTCCGTGCCGGGGTTGACCGCGCCCACGTAAGGCTTCGTTCCGAGACTGCCGTCAGCGACGCTGATGACCTCCCAGACTTCATCCTTCGTGACGTTGCGGACCAGATCACCGACCACTACCGGGACGCCGCCTGTCGAAAACAACTGGCCGGCATCGTCAAGCGAGTCCGTGTCATTGTTCGCGCCATCATGCGCGCCAGTCGCAGCCGTCGGCGCGACTAGAGTGAAGTCGGTGCCGGTGTATGAGGCGTAGCGGTAGCGATGCTCCTGATTGCTGGTCGTTGACGTGTCGACGATAACAAGCTCACCGATCGCCGGAGTTTCAACGTCGATCGCTGAAGCTACCTGAACCTGCTGATCGCCGATTCCGTTGAACACGGTAGCCGGGGCCGTCAAGCCGCCGTTCTGATCTTTGTCAATGACGCCTGCCGTGCCGGTATCCCGAGCCATGAACACTACGTCGCCAGCGATCAGTGAAGCCACGCTCACGGAGACAGTGTTCGGCGGTGTGCGCAGATTGCCGAGGTTGTCCGTGAGAATGTAGGCCTGACTGTCAGCCGCCGCGAGGTTCGTGAACAGTACGCCGGGAGCGCCGAATATCTGCGAACCCGTTGACGTTCCGAACGGTGAGGGCTTGACCGGCGTAATGGAGATTGGAGCGCCAGCGATATCAACCGCGTCACCTGCGCCCGTTTCGTCACGGAGTTCGTCGTTATCAACGAAGCTGCCGAAAATGTCGGTGAGCGTCAGGTAGTTGGCCGTTGTCTCATTGGCTACGCAGACCGCAGCTTTCCCGCCGGGGTCTTGCGTGAAGTTCTCAATGTCGTCGCCCTGCGCGATCGTGCCGACTTCACCGTCATACGGTACGCGAAGCTGAAGGCCGCGATACTGTTCGCCGTCCTGTCCGATCGGCGTATTGAACGGATCGCCAGCGCCACGCCGGCACAAGTATTTGATGCGACGATAGACGCGCGCCTGCGGTACATCGCCTTGAGCGTCGACCGTAACCGAGTAATCTTCAGAGTTGCCGTCACCATCATGGTCAGCGGTAGCGATACCGAAGTTGACCGTAACTGTTCCAGAATGGCCAGCGCTTGAGTCAGTCGGCCCGCCGACGGTGTTCGTCGGTGCGCCCTGAATGGTGCCGTTTCGGTTCGAGCTGGTGAAGGTATCGTTGTCACTGAAGTCAACTAGGTTGCCGACCGGGTAATACTGGAAGGTTCCCGTAGCGCCCGAGTCACTGACCGCCGTCACGACGTATCGAGCGCCGGCGACAGTCGTGTTCGTCAGGATATCGCCGACCGTCATGGCCGTTCCCGTGCCTGCGTCCCATGCGCCTGAGCGGTAGCCGATCTGATCGTTGATGTCAGGAGCCGAGGCCAGCGGCAGGGCTGATCGACCGCCGCCGCCGATGTCCAGTGCGAAGTTGTCAAACAGCGAGCCGGGGCGACGCGCGAATACTTCCACGATTCCGGAAGCGATCTGCGGGAAGCCGGCCAGAGCCGGGTTGTTCACGCGGGTCAGGACGTCGATGATGCCCAGCGAAACAGTCGTGTTCGTGGTCCAGTATTGCGTCAGCTCATCGTCCCATGAACCGAGCTTCAGCCGATCCTGAATGACGTAAACCTCAGTCGCGGACGGTACGGAACCGATTACCTGATAGTTCGAGTACAGGACTTCACCCGTGGTCGCGGCGACGGTAGCGTTCCGTGAGCCGGTTCCAGAGTCGCCGGTCACGCTGACCGTGCCTGTCACTGAGTCGAATATGTCGCCAGTGGTCGGGGTGTTGTCGTCAGGACGAATCCAGATGACGTCGGTGCCGTCTGGCAGCACTTCGTAGTCAAGCAGCGTTCCGGTGTCGCCGGAAGCTGATTCGACCACTTGCCGGCCGATATCTCCGTCAACGAACGGGGTTCCGCCGCTGACGATCTTGCAAAGAATGTTGTTTGTCCAGTTCACGGAACTGAAAGCACCGCCGCGAAGGAACTGCGTCGCGCGCCGGGGCAGGAAGTATTCATTCTCCATCGTGTACGCCTGCGGCGTTGTCGGGAGCATGGGGTTCTCATCGTCCATTGCGTTGAGTTCGTCCATCGTTTTCGCGACTTCGGAATACAGCGCATTCGAGGAGATAAGTGCCGGCGAGGCAACAGCCGGACGGATCATCTTGAGGCCTGCTACCGCGTTGGCTCCGACCACTTCGTCGTCAAAGTCAATGCGCCAGTCGCCTGAGAGAATTGTGATTGAACTCATTTTGAAGCCTCACGAAAAGGGTTAGCAGCCGGATCGCAGCAAGGATACATCAGGCCGAAGTGGTAAGTCGAGGGACTTCAGCGTAATCGTCAAGCAGCTCTCCGATCGCGCACTCATCGGCCAGCCGGAACTCATATTGCGTACTGGGCGCTGACAGCCCGGTCGCTTGGAGAACATATTCAATCTCAGTGGCTTGGCTGGCGCCGATCTGAATGCGGGTCGCCTTCTGATGCAGCGCCTCCTCAACTGAGCCGGGGGTGAAGCTGAACGGCAGTGTGAGCTGGCGAGTCGTCGCCTCCCCGTCCGTGATGTTGGCCGAGCTGTTCACCTTGAAGGCCTGCGGGAATCGCGCAGTGACCAGCGGCGTGTTCGAGTAGGCCACAATGGTTCCGGTTCCACCGACGCGCACGACACGAAGCTGAATGCCGTCAAGGTGAGTCGTGTCAACGGATCGAAGCTGCAAGCAGTATTCGACCTCCACTTCCTGATCGACCGTTGTCGTGAAGTCGAGACTTGCGCC